TTAGCGATAGGACTCAATTCGAATAACCTTGCCTATTTTCTTTATCTTTTTAGCTTCCTCGTCGCTTAAGAGCTCATTCGGGTACTGCTCGTTGTCTGTCGATATTGAGACCCCGCTGACGCCAAAATCTAATCGTCTAACAATAACCCGGCCGCGCGATTCAATTGCAAAAAGACCTGTTAGGTCGTTGACTCCACGTTCGTCAATAATCAACACATCACCTTGAACCAGTGTTGGCCTCATTGAGTCGTCACTGGGGAAAATAGCCTTAAGTTTTTCCGGATTAAGGTTGTTATTTTTTACCCAGCTTCTCCTAAGTGGGTGGTACCTATAGAGGTTAGAGTCCGAGATTTGAAATAGCGATTCATCCTGTGGATTCAGCACCTGAATTAAGACGAAGGATTCGAGCGGATCGCTAATCTCTGATATGAACTCGAAAAATGCCTTGGTGTTTTGAACGCCTATAGTGTCGTACAAGTCGTGAATTCGATCGATCTTGGCCTCGGGAAGCCCAGGCACTAAAAGTCTATCGAAAATAAGACTAAAAGACTTAACTACATTAGCGGTACTTTCTTCAGTTAGCTCAGAGTTTTTGTATATCTCCTTGGACTTCCTGTCTAGTTCCATTTTACCGGAGCCATTCAGAAGCCATAAAGGACTTACACCAAGATCTGAAAATTTGCGTAAAACAGCTATGGAGGGATTACTTATATCTCTCTCATTAGCTTGATAGCCCCGCATTGACAAATCAACCATTTGCGCGAGTTCAGTTTGGCTAAAACCAAGCTTCGTACGAGCGTATTTCAATCGTTTACCTATAGTATCAAGCTCATTATCCATATTTCCGCCTATTATTTACGCTTAAATATCAGCAACTTAAAGTATTGAACAATATTATTAGACATTGCAGCATTGACATGAACATTATGATTGTTCATTATCGTGTCTATGATGAACAACAAAAGCTGCAAAAAAGCCAGGGTAGCACCTGGCCCCGCTTCTGACATGCACCCTGCTGATGTAAAGTGCGCGTTAGAAAAGGCGGGCTGGTCTCTTCGCCAGTTATCAAAAAAACACAACCTCTCTCCGTCGGCATTCGCAAAAGCTCTTGTCACGCGAGTTCCGCGACTTCAAAAAATAATTGCCGATGAACTAGGCATTAACCCATGGGATATATGGCCGTCGCGTTATGACGCCCAAAACAACCCAATAAAATTTAAGCGTGGGAGGAAGCCTAAAAATTATAGTACAGAATCGCGGCATCAGGGACAAGGAGCGGCGTCATGAGCCAAGCCCTGCCTAAAGCCGTTTCAATCAAAGAGCTAACTGAGATAACAGGCATCTCGAAAACTTCAGTTCTTCGCAGAAAGTCTGAGGGGAAGTGGGTTGAAGCAGGACAGATAAAGAATCACTCAAAACCATGCCGCCCGGCGACCAAGTATTTAGTTAAGTCGCTACCAGGCGATATTCAGCAGCTGGTGGAAGCTCACTACAAAAAGCAACGCATCGCTGAAGAGTGGGATAAAAAGCCAGCTCGCCGCGATCTCACCAACAAAGACCGCCTGCGTGGTCAGGCGCGCCATGAAATTCTCGTTGCGGCCGCCAGTTATCAAGAAGAGCACGGCAGCGGGCGTAAGACGTTAGAGGCCTTTTGTAACCTCTACAACAATGACCAGGTGAAACTATCAACCAAGGCTGTTCAGGCAGCGGTGAAAAAGGTTTCCATTAACCGAATTTACCGTTGGCGCAACACCCTCGAAACGAAGGGGCCGGAAGCGCTGTGCGGAGCCTACTATAAAGCGACTTACGAAAACATCATTGACCGTCAGCAATCAATGGCTGATTGGCTTGGATCATACGTTTATCGTTGGCCGCATATAGCCACACAGTATAAAGCCAGGGCTATTCTTGATGATTTAAAAACCGAGAATGCATCAGGCAAGCACGGCTGGCAGTTGCCATCGGCAACCACCTTGCGCCGCTGGCTGCGTAACTACATTGCTGAGCAGGAAATGAAGCTGTTGTATTCAACGGACATCGACCGTTACAACAGTGCAGAGCGCCCTAATTTCGCAACGCATTGGCCGGGCAACCAGCCGAATGACGTCTGGGAGCTGGATGGAACGCCAGCGGACATCATGTGTACCGATGGCCGTTTCAAGATCACCGCTGGCATTGATGTGTACACTCGCCGTGCACGCTGCTTGTTGGTGCCGCGCCAAACCTCACACGAGAACCTTGTGTTGGTTCGCAAGATGATCACTGATTTTGGCATGCCAAATGAGCGCTCGGTTATCAAAACTGATAACGGTAGCGATTACGTGTCCATTCGTATCACCACGACTTTCCACCGGTTAGGCTTGTTGCAGGTTCGTTCAGCCCCGTACTCGGGTTGGGAGAAGCCCTATATTGAACGGTTCTTCAAAACTATGTCGCGCGACTTATTTGAGCGGATGCCTGGCTATATCGGCCACAACGTTGCCGACCGCAAGAAAATTGAAAATCAAGTTGCCTTTGATAAGCGCTTGGCCGCCAAAAACAATGAAGATTTAGAGCATCAGATTTTTCGCGTGAAACTGACACGCGAGGAAGCTCAGGCACACATTGATGCATGGTTAGCCAATGTATATGAACACACCGCCCACGATGGTCTTAACGGCAAAACGCCTGCCCAAGCTTATGCTGAGTCGCGTTATCAACCGAGTAAGCCAAACGCGTTAGCGCTTGCGCTTCTCATGAATGATACCGGCATGGCGGTGGTGAAAGCAGGTCGAGTGCGTCGCAATAACATCATTTATACCGCGCCAGAGTTCATGCAAATGCGCGGTGCCAACGTTGAGTTGTTTATTGACCCTGAAAACCCAAACCACGCTTACGCGATAGATACGCGATATGGCTACGAAAATGCCGAGGTTATTCGCATCACTAATATTGAGGAAGTGCATCGCGAGGGCTTAGTTCCTGCGCTATCTCGGGCGCGAAAAGAGCTGCATAAACAGCTACGTGAGAACGACCGCAAAATGAAACAGAAAGCAAAAGAGTTCGGTTTCGATACGCTGTATCAGCGCCGCATTGAAGTAGCAGCGGCTATGCGCGAAGGCGTTGTGGAGTTTGAGCGTAAGGCCGTGAAACACGAAAACGATTTGTTCAACGCCGCCGAAAAAGCGTTGCAGTTTGGTTCGTCAAATGCCATTGCACCAACCCCGCAGGCGCGCGACATGCGTGATGTGATTGACGAATTGGACCGCGAAAAAGCCGCAATTGAAGCTGCTGAAAAACCAATTAAAGAAGCTCGCCGCCGCATCATTCGTAGCGAGCAGGACATTATTCAGGCGTTAGTTGCGAAAGAGCTAGATGAGCAACTGACTGATGAAGAAAAGCGCCGTATTGCGAAGTACGAACTCGATGACTGGGGGCGTTTGCAAGTGAAGGTATGGCGTGAAGAAGCAATCTACGAGCGTACTAAGCGAGCGAAGAACGACTAGTACGCCCGTAAATCACCACCCTCTTAAGGAGAGTAAATTATGAAACACAAAGTAGTTCAAGTCAAAAATGTAACGCGCTCATTGAGCTTGTTACGCAATTTAAACAGCCGCAGCGAGATCATTCCAGGGCTAGGCCTCATTCATGGCCCTAGCGGTTTCGGCAAAACCACAACCGTTGTTTGGATGTTTAACCAAGCGCGCAGCGTGTACGTACGTTGCTACGCAACCGACACTCCCAGCTCATTTTTAGGTCGTGTCTTAGAGGAAATGGGTGAGGTACCACGTCCACCGCTTTCAAATATGGTGCGCCAGGTGATTGACCGCATGGTGATTGACCACTGCTCGCTGTTCATTGATGAAGCAGACCATATTGTGATGAACACCCGCATTATGGAGACCATCCGCGATATCTATGACAGCGCCGAACAGCCGATTGTGTTGATTGGCATGGAGCAGATTGCCCGCCGTATTAGCCACCGTAAACAGATGTTTAACCGCATTTCAGAATGGGTTGAATTTGAGCCGTGCGACTTAGATGACATGCAAAAGTTGGTGGCCGAGTTATTTGAAGAGCGGGTCACAGTAGAAGAAGACTTATTAAGTTATATCCGCAAGGAATCGGGCGGCGAAATGCGCCAGATTTTGGTTGCGCTGGAGAAGATTGAGCGTATGGCGCTTGCCAGTCAACTTGATTCAGTTTCACGCGCTGATTGGGGTCGAGAGCCGCTGTTCTTATTGCAGCGACGTTAATACCGACCTGTGCGCTAAAACTATAAGGATAAATCCATGAACCAGAACAAACTTTCAATTAAAACCGAAGCCCAGCTCGTCACGATGCGCAAGCTGGGGCGGTTCACGCGTGAAGATGTGATGCGTAAATTGGACGTTACTCTACAACACGCCCAAACCATGGTGAATCGCTTGCGTCGCCGTGGCCTTGTCACCGAAGTGGGAACCACGCTTACACGTAAAAAGAACGCCTGCAAGGTGTTCATGGTTTGCGATAAGCCATACCTGGTTAAGCTGCCATCTCGCCAAAAGATTTGGAACACCATGCGCATTACCCGTTCATTCAGTAAGCCCGAGGTTTGTGCGGCCGCTGAGGTGTCAATGGGTGTTGCCAGCCGCTATATCAACGAGCTCATTCGTTGGGGTTATGTGCGCAAAGTGAGTCATGGCCGCCCTGGTGAAGTTGGCGGCTATGCACGCTACCGCCTGATCCGCGACACGGGCCCCGAATACCCCCGCTGTTCACCCATGTCGTGCTCTGACCCCAACAACAACGACGTTCGCCGCATTAAGGAGGACGAGTTATGCCGTGGATAGAAGCTTTAAAACGCGAAGTTGAGCGGCACGGTCTAGGGCCTGTCGCCGATGTCATGGGCGTATCGCGTGGCGCTGTCAGCCAGCTGGTTAACAATAAGTACCCAGGCAATTTGGACAGCATGAAAAAGCGCGTTGAAGGGGCGTTTTTCAACCGCACTGTGCTTTGCCCCGTTGCTGGGGAAATACCGGCGCAGCAATGCTTTACCAATCAGCGCAAGAAACCCGGCTCCAACCCAATGAATCTGCGTTTTTTTAAAGCCTGCCGCAGTGGGTGTGAGCACTCTCAGCAAAAGCCACAGTTTAGTGGTGAGTTGATTGAATCACAGTACCTGGAGGAGCCTCGCGCGACTCAAATAAAGCGTGAAGATATTGGCCGCGCATTAGAGCTTTTACGCCGTGAGGCGGAGCTAAAGGCCGGTAACGACACTGAACAGCAGCAGCTTGCATACATTGATTTGTTAGAGAAGAAGGTGCGCGAGCTTTCCGACAAACTTAACCACTACCAGGGTAACTAACATGAACTTACAACAGAAAAAATGGCAAGCCGCTTGCACTGCTGTTGAGCAGCTTCAAGCATTAGATATCACCGTGTGCAATGTGTATATGGCAACCAAGTCGCCTGTTATCACCATTGAGCCACATCCCAACTTGCCGCTAACCGCTCCGTTTACTGAAATTGCTGTTCGCCAAGCCGCCGGCGATTTGGTGCGCATTCGCACTGGCATGTTTGCTGGTTGCACTGTGCGCTGGATAACTGGCAAACACATTCACGACACCCCAAAAACCCACTAAAGGTACCGCTATGAATACAAAAGAGAACTACATGGAAGATGCAAAGGGTCGGCTTATCCCTGTCGAAAGCATCTCTCAGATTGACATGATGAAGCATGAGTTTGTCATTGAAATGGTCAAGCGCGCCGCAGAAAAAAGCGAAGAGTTGAAGACCTTTAAAATGGCCTTGTTCGGCGATTTTAGTAGCTTCATCGAATTGATTTACGAGCGCTACGGGCAAACCCTTGGCGGCAAAAAAGGCAATGTCACCGTGTACAGCTTCGACGGTGCTTACAAGCTGTCGGTTGCAGTACAAGACCGCATTACCCTTGGGCCCGAATTGCAGGTGGCTGAGAAGCTCATCAAAGAGTGCGTGCGTGACTGGTCGCAAGGTGCGCGCTCAGAGTTAAAGACGTTGGTTGAGCGGGTATTTGAAACCGACAAAGAGGGCAACATCAACATTCGTGAGGTGCTGTCGTTGCGCCGTTACGAAATTGATGATCCACGTTGGCAAGAGGCTATGCAGGCAATTAGCGATGCCATCAATGTGGTTGGTAGCCGCGCCTACATGCGTTTCCACCGTCGCACGGAACGTGGTGGCTACGAACCTATCTCGTTAGATTTCACCAAGGTATAAAGCGAAACGCCCAACTGGGCGTCTGCTTGGCGTGGCGGCCTTGCACTGATGAGCAGCCGATTTTACTAGGGAGAAACCAATGGATTATTCAGCAGAAATTTACAAAGCAGTGCTCAAGGCCGTGCATGAGTTGGGGCCTTGCAGTTATAAGGCGATTCGCGAAACGCTCGACTTGGAAAAAGACGAATGCCGCGACGTGACTGACTATCTTATTGAGCACGATTACCTTATTAAGTTGGGTAACTTGCAAATCAAAGTTGCGGCACGCGGTGAATCCACCTTGGAGCGTATGAGTCAGGGATTGGATGTTTTTGTTAGCGAAGATGAGCCTGAGTTTCACCAGGACGAAAAAGACGACAAGCATATCGACGAGCCTACGGCCGACACCGAAAAGCAAGAGGTCAAACCCCAAAAGCCGGTACTCGGTACCGAATCATTTCTGGTGATGGGAAGCCCTTCTCGTAGTTGGGCTGAACATGAGTTAGCCCGCGCCCGCTCGGTAGTTGCTGGCGAAGATGATTCATCTAGCGGTACCAACCCAGCAGGCTTGAGCGAATCAGCCGCAGCCAAAATGAAGAGCCATTCTGGGCATGTTTATGTCGGCTTGCACACCTGCTCACGGAAGCACCTGGAATCACTAGATACCGATGAGCTTCTGTGGCGAATCGGCGCATTTAACGCACATTTAAAAGACATTAAAGATGTCGTGAACAGCCGTGTAAACCGTGCGTTTTTCCCATTGGCCAACTGAGGAGTTCAAGATGGAAAAGTTTACAGAAAGCCATTTAAACAGAAGTGAAGAAGCGACATCTGCGGAACTTAATGCTGACGAAGCTAGCAAGGACATGCAAGAGCTTGAGCCGTTCCTTGCTGTTTTAGACGCTATGAGCACTCGGCACCAACGCTTGGTTGCCGTAGTTGAGCGCCACGAGAAAAATATGATTTACCTTAACCACCGGGTTTTGAGCCTTGAGCTGGCCCACGAACTCAGAAAGCCGTGGCACCAGAAGCTTTGGCGGTGGCTGGCGAAACCCGCCCCTAAGTTGTAAGCGAAACGCCCGTTTGGGCGTCTGCCTAGCGTGGTTGTTAGGCACTGATGAGCAGCCAAGAGGTGCACAATGAACAATAAAGCCAAGCTGATTCAGCTTATCCATGTGGCGAAACGCGACATGGGCTTGGACGATGACACGTATCGCGCAACGCTGAAAGGCGTTAGCGGCAAAGTGTCGTGCAAAGATATGAGTTTAAGCGAGCTTCATCAAGTGCTGGAGAACTTCAAAAAAACAGGCTTCAAAGTACGTACAAAGAAAGCTAAAAAGCGCATGTCACCACCCTCAAGCACGCGTGTTCGAGTTGGTGAAATTAAGGTGATTCGCGCTGTATGGATTGATGCTGCCAAGGCTGGGTTGATAGCGGACAACTCGGAAGAAGCTTTGGATAAATGGGTTTACCGGATGAGCAAGGTTCGCCACGTCGGTTGGCTAGATGGCGATCAGGCTTATCGCGTCTTAGAGGCGCTGAAGAAATGGATTGTCCGCCTAATGGCTAAATGGCTTGATGAGCATTTAGGCACAAAATACGAAGAGAATTTGAAGCAAGTTGCTGTATCTTATGACCTTATGACGGAGCGCTTTGTGTTTGGGCGCGAAGTATACAGGGAGCGTCAAAATGCAAAATGAGTTATTTGAAGAAGATAAAAACCTTGATGAATTATTAAGCAAGGCCGAAGATATAGAGCTTGGTACCACTGCATGGCCACAGACGCTGGCTGAGCTTGTGAGTATTTTTAAAGATGAAATGATGTCGGGTGCTGTTGCTCTTGATGAGGATAAAGCACTGAGTTTGGCCAAGCGCCTTGTTGCGCGCCAAGCGCACCATATGGGCGGACGCCAGTTTTATTTGCCACGGGATGAGCGGTTACGCAAAGCAATACGCGATGTTGAGATTTGGCAGCGCTATAACGGCCGAAATGTCGCTGAGCTGCAACGAGAGTTCGATTTGACCGCGCAGCAAGTTTACGCCATTCTGCGCGAGCAACGTCAACTTGAGCGTGACCGCCGCCAAGCTAAATTGTTTGGATAAGGAGAAAAGGAATGTCTTTAACGCGTAAGGAGTCAAACTGGGCTGTTATTGAATACCAGTTAGCAGCATTGCTGGCGATCATAATCATCCCATTAGTTATGTTTGTAAATACGATGTCGGAAACCAAGGAAGAAAGGCTGCTGGAGTCGTTTTACAATGCCGAGAAAAATGAATGCACCGACCTAATCAATAAGAGCGAAGTGAAAGCTGACTTTGATAACTTAGGATTTCGAGAGAGAACGTTAGAGGTTAGGGAGATACAGCCAAATCGATTCGCAATTGGCGGTGAATTTTTGCTTAGAAAATGGCACGAAGACAAGACGAGAAGCTGGTTTTTTATCTGTGATATTAAATTTGATGAAGACGTTACGCGCGACCATATCGGCGAGTGGTCGTTAGTTTATGGCGCAATCTACGGACCTCGGAGAATAAACCCTGTCAGCGAATACGCTCGTAGCCCGTATTCAATAAAGTAGCAAAACTCTTTAATCCCCTCCTTTAAAGCATAGCCGCCAACATGGCGGCTATGAACATTTTAAACTCCATCAATTATCCACAGCGCACAAACCCGCCTCGCTTGTTAGCCAGGCAGGCGGGCTTTTTTTGCATGGGGGCGTTATGAGCAATTTCCGCCTCAGCAAAACCAGTTTGTTGCGTCTTAAACAATGCCACCCACAGCTTTGTATTGTGGTTACACGCGCTATTCAGATATGCGGCATTGATTTTATGGTTGGCTGCGGTATACGCACCATTGAAGAGCAGCGCGCCAATGTTGAGAAAGGCGTCAGTAAAACCCTTGCGAGCAAACATTTACCCCAAGCCGACGGTATGAGCCATGCGGTGGATTTGTGGCCGTGGGTAAATGGGCGCATACCGTGGGAGGACTGGCCGGCCTTTGAAGAAATTGCTAAGGCCATGCTCACTGCCGCTGACGAGCTAGGTGTCAACCTGCGCTGGGGTGGCGACTGGAATCGAAACGGGCGAAGTGACGACGAGCGCTTTCTGGATGGTCCTCACTTTGAGTTGGTGGGTGCGCTATGAGTTTAGATGCAATCAAACTACTACCACCAAATGTACCATCGCGCGGCTTTCACGGCTCGCGCAAGCGCTTCACAACCGGTTGGAACGACCGGCTTGCTGCTGAGTTTAACCGTCATTTAAAAGGCGCTCCCGTCGTTTTTAACAATCCGTATGGCCCTGTTCATTTGGCAAATAGCTATCGCGCCGGGTGGAGTGCTGTAACCGATATGGACATTCGCCGCCTGATTTTATTGAACACCGCAGACGCAAGCGAGCCACTGACTGGCAAGCGCCTGTTTGATGAAACCCGCCAACGCTTGTTTGGCAATGCTCGTGAGGCCCGTCATGTGGGATAAAGTAAAAGACTTCATTGGGGGTAACGCCCCGGTTATTGGTTCGCTCTTGGGTGGTCCAGCAGGTGGTGCAGCAGGTGCACTTGTTGCTAGCTGGCTAGGGGTGGAGAACGACCCCAACAAAATCTTGGAGAAGCTTCAAACTGACCCGAACGCCATGGTTGCGATTAAGCAAATGGAAAGCGATGAGCGCAAGCAATTGCGCGAGCTTCAGTTTCAAGCCGAAATGGCGAAGCTGAAAGATCAGCAGCATCAACATGAGCAGCAGCAAGAAACCATTCGCACCGGTGATACGGCTGAGGATGAATACGTGCGCCGCACTCGCCCTAAGATTGCGCGCCGTTCGTTTTATTTTGGTGCGCTCTATATCGGTGTCATGGAAGTCTTAAATGCCTTTGATGTAGGCACTGGCGCAAGCTGGGAAATGGCAGGCATTATCCTGTCACCGGTTTGGGCTTACATGGGATTTCGCACTATTGATGGCTTTGGCAACAAGTTCAAGTTTTTAGGCAAGAAGTAATGGATGAATTTGACCGCGCACAAGAATTAGAACAGCGGCAACGTGATCAGGCAATCAGCCGGGCGCGCCATCGGAAACGCGAAGCACCTCGCATGCACGATGGCGTGCGCGTGTGCATTGATTGCGATGAGCCGGTGGAGCCTGCGCGTATTGCGTTACTCCCCGACGCGGCACGCTGTATTAGTTGCCAGACAGACCACGAACGGAGGCGTTAATGGATTGGGTAAAGGATTATGCGCCGTACATCATTGTCATCATGCAAGGCGTGATGCTGTTGGTGTCGCTGTGGCTGTCAAAGAACTTTGCTTCACGCCAGCGCGTGGAGAGTAACGAAGATAATACGAGCAACCAATTTGCATCGATGAATTTACGACTGCAACGCGTTGAGGATGCGGTGGCCAATCAACCCACACATCACGATGTGAGGCAGTTAGAGCGCAAACTGAGCGATGTTAGCTCAGATATAAAGCGCGTTGAACCTTGGATTAAACAGCTAAGCAATCACGTTGATATGCTGATTGAGAAGGAGCTAAGAAACAAATGAGTTTACGTGAAATTCGCGCTGAAAGCTTTCGCTTATCCATCTTGATAGCGCTACTCAACGAGCCTAGCTACCGGATGAATGACAGCGAAATTCGTACTGTGTGCGCCCACTTTGGCAACACCATGAGTGCCGACGAGTGTCGCAGCCAACTGGCGTGGCTTGAGCGTCAAGGCTTAGTCACAACAGAGAGTCACACTGGCTACACCATAGCCAAATTAACCAGCAGTGGCCAAGACGTTGCCGAAGGCATTATTACATGGCCTGGCGTAAAGCGTCGGAGAGCATAACGTGACCAAAAAAACACGCGGGAAGCCTTCAAAAGTTGACTTGCTGCCGGGTCAGATTAAAAGCCGCCTGGATAAACTCCTGCGCGACAAGAAGTTCACGCAAGCCGACATTCTTGGGCAGGTGAATCAAGCGATTGATGCATCTGGTCTTTCTGATGATTTGAAGCTGTCACGCTCGGGGCTTAATCGTTACGCAACCTCAATGGAAACGGTTGGCCAGCGCATTCGTGAGGCGCGTGCCATATCTGACCAATGGATATCAAAGCTAGGCACGGAGCCCACTGGCGAAGTTTCACAGCTACTGATTGAGATGGTGCGCACCTTGGCATTTGACCAGGTGTTAAAAATGAGCGATAGCGGCGAGACCGTTGAGCCCAAAATGCTCAAGGACTTATCACACGCTATTGAACGCCTAGAGAAGGCAGCGGTTGAATCAACTAAGCGCGAGATTGAAATTCGCAAACGCATTGCCGAAGAGGTTGAAACCGACTTGCGCGGTGCTGATGGCATGTCTGAAGACTTAGAGAACCGCATCCGAGGCATCTTGCTCGGCAAGGAGTAACCCGTGGAGTATGGCGATGGCTGACTTAAGAGTTATATCGGCACCACGCAAAATTAACCTGCGTGAAGCGTGCCAAGATGCCGGCGTTGAACTTCCGGATACCGCTCAGAGTTTATCACCGGCCAAACAGCCGGTGTTGCTTCCTTATCAGGCGCGCTGGGTGATGGATGACGCGCAGATTAAGATTTGTGAGAAATCGCGCCGTACCGGTATCACTTGGGCAGAGGCCAGCGACAACGTCATGACGGCGGCCAAGCCGAAACGCCGCCAAGGCGCGAACGTGTTTTATGTTGGCTCCAAAAAGGAAATGGCGCTGGAGTACATTGCGGCCTGTTCCTTATTTGCCAAAGCTTACAATCAGCTGGCTGAAGCCGACGTTTACGAACAGACGTTCTGGGATGAAGGCAAGAAAGAAGAAATACTCAGCTACATGATCCGCTTTCCCAATAGCGGCTTTAAAATTCAAGCACTCAGCTCTCGCCCATCGAACTTGCGGGGTTTGCAAGGTGATGTGGTAATTGATGAGGCTGCGTTTCATGAGGCGTTAAACGAGCTTTTAAAGGCAGCGATGGCGCTCACCATGTGGGGCAACCGCGTACGTGTTATTTCAACGCACAACGGCATTGATAACCTTTTCAATCAATACATTGAAGACGCCCGTGCTGGCCGCAAAGATTACTCCGTACACACTATCACGCTTGATGATGCCATTGCTGAGGGCTTATACAAGCGCATTTGTTACGTTAACGGCAAGGAATGGTCGCTGGAGGCGCAGCAGGAGTGGCGCGATAAGCTCTATAAGAACGCACCGGATGAAGCGTCAGCAGATGAGGAATACGGTTGTATTCCGAAGCAAAGCGGCGGCCACTATATTAAGCGTGTACTCATTGAGCAAGCCATGGTGGCCGACCGCTCAATTCCGATTATTCAACTGCAAGCGCCAAAGGATTTTGAATTGCGCAGCGAGCAGGCACGCGATGACTTTATCGAAATGTGGTGTGAAGTGAATTTACTGCCACTACTCGAAAAACTCAACCCACTGCACCAGCATGTATTTGGTGAGGACTTTGCCCGTCGCGGCGATATGACCGTGTTTTTGCCGCTTGAAATAAAACCCGACCTAATGAAACGCACCCCGTTTATGGTTGAACTATCCAAGCTTACTTATGACGCCCAGCGCCAAGTTATGTTTTACGTGCTAGAGCGATTACCGCGCCTGCGCGCAATGGCATTTGATGCCACGGGTAACGGCGGGTATTTAGCTGAAGCGGCCGCACTCAAGTACGGCGTAGAAATGGTAGACCAGGTCATGCTTAACGATACCTGGTACCGCGAATGGATGCCGAAAATGAAAGCCGCGTTTGAGGATGGAACCTATGAGCTGCCGCGCCACCAGAATGTACTTGATGACTTTGCTAAGGTTCAGGTGAAAAACGGGATACCGAAAATTGATAAGGGTAGCGACAGGCAGAGCGACGGCACCAAGCGTCACGGCGATTTTGCTGTAGCTTTGGCTATGGCCGAGCGGGCGTCGTGGATGGATGGCGCACCAATAGAGTTCGAGGCGCTACCAAGCAAGCGTCGCGAGCAGGATATAGATGACGACGAGCCATGGCACACTGCTAGTGGCGGCTGGTAGGAGAGATTCATGAAGCCAAGAATAAAAGTATACAACGGCGAGCGGGTCGATTTGGCCGCACTGCAAGAGGCACAAACGCAGCGCTCCGAAGTTTCGCACTTGCTTCAGCATTTTAGTAACCACCCCAGTCGCGGGTTAACCCCAACGCGGCTGGCTGCTATTTTGTCCGATGCAGAGACGGGTAATCTGGTTACACAGTGCGAGCTTGCCGAAGACATGGAAGAAAAAGATGCTCATATCTTCTCAGAGCTGCAAAAGCGCAAGCGCGCAATGCTGAGCGTTGATTGGGTGATTGAGCCGCCCAAGGATGCCAGTAGAGAAGAGATTCGCGATGCTGAAATGATCACTGAGTGGCTCGAAGATAGCGACTTTCTCGATGATTTGATTTTGGATATGGGTGACGCCATAACCAAAGGTTTTAGCGCAACAGAAATGACGTGGAACTACACAGATAAGTTGTGGTTGCCTGATTTTGAGTGGCGCGACCCGGCGTGGTTTAAAACCCACAGCTTGTACCGCAACGAAATTCGTTTGCGCGACAACACACCAGAAGGTCAAGTGTTAAATCCGCTGAATTGGGTGGTGCATCGTCATCAGGCCAAGTCTGGTTATCTCGCGCGCACTGGGTTGGTGCGGGTTTTGGCGTGGCCATATTTATTTAAGAACTACTCAGTTCGTGACTTAGCTGAGTTTCTTGAGATTTACGGGTTGCCGCTGCGCCTGGGTAAATATCCAACTGGTGCGACTCGCGACGAAAAGAGCACACTATTAAAAGCCGTGATGTCAATTGGCCACAATGCCGGCGGGATCATTCCAAAAGGTATGGACATTGAATTTAAAGATGCGGCCAAAGGAACCTCAGACCCATACAAAACCATGATCACCTGGGCTGAACAATCACAGTCAAAAGCGATTTTGGGCGGCACCTTAACCAGCCAGGCAGATGGCGCAACATCAACCAATGCGCTAGGTAATGTGCATAATGAAGTGCGCCAAGAGCTGCGCGATTCCGATGTGAAGCAAATTGGCCGCACGTTAACCGAGCAGCTTATTATGCCGTTTTATATGCTAAACGGTAAAAGCTTCACCAGTGCGCAACGCCGCATGCGCTTTAGTTTTGACACCAAAGATGCAGAAGACCTTGAAAGCTTCAGCACGTCACTCAACAGCTTGGTTGGCGCAGGCATGCGCATATCGCGCAAATGGGCGCATGAGAAAGCCAACATCCCAGAGGCGGTGGACGACAAAGATTTACTAACGCTCAACAGCGGTTTTCCGCCGCAGCCAACTGCCGCCACTAAGCGGGCTATTGCGACACTGCGCCGGGAGCCTGGTGTTGATGATGATGCAACGCAGGCCATGACCGAACAGTTAGGCACACGTATGCAGCCGTTACTTAACGATATGACCGATGAAGTCAAAGCGCTAGTCGAGAACGCAACGTCATTAGAAGAGCTGCAAGACGCACTTGCCGAGCTGGATATTTCAAGCGATGAAGTAACTCGCTTATTTGCACAAATGATATTGGCATCAGAGCTGGCCGGCCGTTCCGATGTTGAGGACGGCGTTTAATGTCGAGCGCTAAGTATGGCTCGCTGCCATTTGAAGAGGCCATAGCGTACTTTCGGCAAAAGCTGAACGTGCCAACTGAGCGCTGGGCGGATATTTGGGCGGCAGCTCACGACAAGGCGTTTATGGTGGCCGGTGCCATGAAAAACGATTTGCTTAATGACTTTCGGTCAGCCGTTGACGAAGCCATTGCCAATGGTCGCTCTATAGGTTGGTTTAAACGTGAGTTTAATAACATCGTTGCTCGCCACGGATGGGAGCACACCGGCACCCCTGGTTGGCGCGCATCAACTATTTATTCCACCAACGTGCGCCAGAGCTACAACGCCGGGCGGTACGAGCAATTGCAGCGCTTTCCATACTGGGAGTATCGCCACGGCGATTCACGCGTGCCTCGCGTGTTGCATTTATCATGGGATGGATTAGTGCTGCCTAAAGATGATCCGTGGTGGCAAACGCATTTCCCTGCTAGTGGTTATGGCTGCTCATGCAAGGTTTTCGGGCGCAGCGAAAACGAAATGCGTCGCCGTGGACTAACACCAGGGCAAGCACCAAATGACGGCACCTATGACTGGACCGACAAAGTTACCGGCGAGGTGTTCACGTTACCACGCGGCGTTGATCCGGGGTTTGAGTACGCACCTGGCTCAAGCCTTGAGCGTAGGGCCATACAAAAGATGGCTGCTCGGAAAGCGCAGGATTTTGCGCCCCCACCCCGCGTGGTGCCTGATTTATTCTCAACGGTATCTGGGGTTAACAACAACGCCATCAATTCCGTTTGGGCAAACGCACCGCAGGCGCTGGGCACTTCAGTTGAACAACTTGCTTCATTTATGGCCGTGCATCCAACCAAGACGCTGTTTATTAAGCAGGCAGAAATTGGCACGCGCAATCGGGCCTCTTACGCAATACAGGACGATGTGGCAGCGTACTTAGGGTTAAATTCACGCGACCGTCAGTGGACCTATGGGCGTGCAACCCGCGCTGCTGGCTATACCGCATTACCGTGGGATTTTACTGTGGTTAAAGTTAAATCCACGACGCGGTTATCCAATGTTGATTTGAACCGTATTCGCGATGAGGTAAAAAACCTGATCACCGAGCGTACCATCGGCACCACCGAGTGGTCAGTTTCACGCCGCCTGCGACAAAAGGGCTATAATGATGATGGCATCTTGATAACGTGGCTGCACGAGCTTGGCCACCAAGTACACTTTTGGGGCGGCCAATCATCATGGCCACAGTCATTAAGTGCGGCCTCAGTCACGCGTTACGGTGCGACGAATGCCGAAGAGTTCTTTGCTGAGCACTTTGTATTGTGGTTCTTTGCCCGCGACGAATTGATGATTTACAACCCTCAAATAGCGCGTTGGATTGATGAGCAAATGACATCAGCCTTAAGTTCAACTGAAAAAGGAAAATGGAAACCATGAGTCAAGAACCCGATGTAATATCCGCAGCCATGCGCATTGCGGCCAGTGACCCAACGCTAGCAAATGCCAAAGAGCTAAATCGTTTAATGCGAAGCGCTAAAGGCGACGACAAAGACGCTATTGCCGACTTAATCGAAACCTTTCTTATGAGCGTACAAGACCCGCAATTACGCATGCAACTTATGGATGAGCTTCACTGATGGCTGGTGCACGAATTGAAATTGATGCGACCACACAGGTCATTGCGGCGGCCATTGCGTCACTGCGTAGCCAAGCACAAGACCTTGCTGAACCGTTTGCGGAGATTGGCGAATACCTGATTGAGTCGCATCAAGACCGATTCAAGGCCGGCGAGTCGCCCGATGGTCAGGCCTGGGCACCGCTGAGCGAGGCTTACAAAAAACGCGCCAAGCGCCCCAGCGAAATACTGATTGAAGATGGCTTTCTTATGGGTACGCTAAATTACAACCCCAGCGGCAGCGAGCTGCTATTCGGCACGCCAATGGAATATGGTGCGGCGCATCATTTTGGTTACGAAGAAAATAACTTGCCCGCTCGACCTTGGCTTGGTTTGTCGCCATCGGACAGTGATGTGGTGGTGCAGATTTTCCGCGCGCATCTCTCAGAAGCGATTTAAGCAGCATAAATTAACGTTTGGCTACATACACCAGTATTCGTTGAGATAATGCCGCCACGGAAAATTTAAACGGGTTTTAAACACTATCCCACATGAAAGATAAAACCCCATTGTCCGCTGCCGGGCAAAATGATTATTTTCTGGTTGAAAATCGCCCGACCATTATTCATAGTGGCGGCACTAAGAACCACCCCCAAACCCCAAGAAAGTAGCAAAACTCTTTAATCCCAAGCTCACCGACGCCCCCGCCATGATGGGGGCATGAAAACGAAACACACCCAAACCCCAATTGCCGCTTTGACGGCCAGCCGTACCGAGCCAAACCGCTCGGCTCTTGCTGCTTTGAGCACCGTAATGACGCAGGCGGACGTTGGCAAGAAGCGCGTTCAACTGCTGCCAGACGGTGTTTTCCGTGCCGCAAAAGATGGTCGTCCGCACGATGCCCCTTATTGGAAGCTTGATAAAGATATCGCTGAGCGATTGATTCAGCGAGTGTCGGCGCGCGCCAATGACTTGCACTTCGATTACGAACATCAAACGCTGCATGCCGAAGAGAATGGTCGTGAAGCTCCAGCAGCCGGATGGTTCCGCGAGCTGGAATACATCCCAGGCGAAGGCCTGTTTGCCATTGAGCCGCGCTGGACAGCTAAAGCTAAAGCCTATATTGAAAATGAAGAGTATCGCTACGTGTCAGCGGTGTTCGCCTATGACCGCGAGACCGGTGAAGTAACCGACCTTTACCACGCTGCACTGACTAACGACCCCGGCTTAGACGGCATGAAGTCTATCGCCGCTATGAAGCATTTCAGCTCCAGTTCCCAACCGCCCGAAGATTCGGGCATCACTCCAACACAGGAAGATAGTCCGATGAACGAAGCAATGAAACTGTTGCTCGCGACGCTCGGTATCGAATTTGAGGAAAAAGCCCTCGAAGACGCTGCCGCGTGCAAGGCTCTTGCTGATAAGGCAAACACAGCTATTGCTGCTTTGAAAGCAACGGCCGCCAAATCAGACGAGCTGACTACGCAAGTCGCAGCACTGAAGAGCAAGCAGGCTGATCCAGCCAAATTCGTCCCAATTGAAGTGGCCAATGAATTGCGCGAGCAAATCGCAGCCCTCAAGAGTGGCGATGAGGAAACGCAAATTACCGCGTTAATCGAAACTGCGCGCCAACAAGGTCGCTTAATTCCAGCCGAAGAAGACTGGGCGAAAAACTTGGCCGCAACTCACGGTGTCGAGGCGTTGAAGTCAAACTTGGCAACGCGCCCTGCTATTGCAGCGCTCGTGCGCAAAGGTGACGACAGTGCCACCGGCAAAGGTGGTGATAAAACCACCACGGTGCCAGATAACGACGTCGAACTCACAGCGGATGAACTCGCAATTTGCAAAAACTGCGGCATCGACCCTGCTGAGTATCGCAAAACGAAGGGAGCCAAGTAATGCAACTCACTGAAGACCGCAATACGGCACGCTCGGAGTTAACCGTGGTTCAAGACCCGGTTGCCGCAGCGGTGCGCATTTTCGCTGGCGGTATCACCATGCTCAATGCGGCTGGTGACGCTGTCCCTGGTTCAACCGCAACCGGCTTAACTCCACGCGGCATTGCTCAAGAGCATGTTGATAACCGCGCTGGTGCAGCGGGTGTGGCCACTGTGCTTTCGCGCCGGGGCTGCCACAAGGTTGCTAACGACGGCACGATTACTCGCGCCGATATTGGTGGGCTGGCATATGTCGTTGATGACCAAACTGTTGCAAACAGTGACGGTGCTGCGACACGTTCAGCTCTTGGCAAAATCATTGACGTAAACGCCGATGGCGTTTGGGTCGATATCGCTTAAGGGGCGTTTTCATGATTATCAACAAAGCGAACTTAAGCATCATTTATACCGCTGTTAAAACTGCTTTTAACAAGGGCTTAAAGGATGCCACTGAGTATCAAAGTCGCATTGCGACGGTGGTGCCATCGAGTACCAAAGAAGAAAACTATAAGTGGCTAGGCCAGTTCCCACGATTACAGAAGTGGATTGGCGACCGCACCGTGAAGAACTTAAAGGCGCATAGCTACTCCATCACCAACGAAAAATTCGAGTCAACCATTGCTATTCCGCGTGATGACATCGAAGACGATACGTATGGCGTGTTTACCCCTCTATTTGAGGAGATGGGTCATGCTGCTAAGACACACCCGGACGAATTGGTGTTTGGCTTATTGGCGCAGGGTTTTGACCAGCTGTGCTATGACGGCCAAAACTTCTTCGACACCGACCACAAGGTTGGCGATGAGTCAGTGAGTAACATGCAGGCCGGTGCCGGCGTGCCATGGTACTTACTTGACACCAACCGCCCATTAAAACCAATCATCTTCCAAAAGCGCCGCGATTACGACTTGAAGTCTCGTCAGGACGAAACCGCTGAGAGCACCTGGTTGCGTGATGAATACGAGTACGGTGTTGACGCTCGTGTGAATGCTGGTTTTGGTTTGTGGCAGTTGGCGTTTGGCTCAAAGGCCGACCTGACTGAGGCTAACTTTGATGCAGCGCTTGAAGCCATGATGGCGCTCAAATCAGACGAAGGTCGCCCATTAGGTGTCCGCCCGAACCTTTTAGTGGTGGGTCCGAAGAACCGCGCCAAAGCCAACAACGTCATTGAAGTGATGAACAAAGAAGGCGGCGCGAGCAACCCGAACTACAAGGCTGTTGAAGTTCTGGTTGTACCTTGGCTTGAGTAACGTTAACGCATTGCGTTAGCACACCTCCCTGGTGCCGCCTGTGCAGTTTGGCGGGCGGCATTTTTTAACGAAGGAAAAGATCATGACTAAGCAGACTTTAATTGCGGTGATTGCAGCTGTTTCTGCCGCTGACGGTTATCGCCGAGCGGGCATTGACTTGCTAGCAGGCAAGAACGAACTGGAGTTGACCGAGGCGCAATTGGCGCAGTTTGAGGCAGACCCGCGCATTGTGGTGACGCGCAAACCCGCGACCGATGAAGGCGTTATGGGTAACGCAAAAAAAACCACAACCGATGACACCGGAGCTAACAGTAAGAAAGCTGAGAAAGTGACATTTGATGTGGCAGCTCCGGACGAAATCGACTTGTCCAAATTTGAACCAGAAGGCTTAGCGCATTATGCCGCTGCGCTTCACCAACTACATAAATCAGGTGCCCTTGAGCTTAACGCCCAGGGCAAACCGAATGTTGATGACTTGGCGGTTGAAGTGGACGGCAAAACTGTTAAGCCAAGCGCCTCAGACCGCGATGCGGTGTGGGATGGTTACAAACAACTGATTGGTGCGTAAACGATGCCGTACTGCCTAGTGACTGACCTTGTGGCGCGTTACAGCGAAGCTGAACTGATTGCGCTAACCGACCGCGCTGGAAGCGGCGCGGTTGACCAGAGCGTTGCACAGCACGCCATTGATGACGCTTCGGCGTTGATTGATGGTTATCTGCTTGGCCGTTATGAATTGCCGCTTCAGCCGGTGCCGAGCGTATTGACGCCAATTTGCGCAGATATCGCCCGCTATCAACTGTACGACAATGAAGCGCCCACGGTCGTCACTAAGCGGTACGAAACCGCCATTGCATTTCTTAAATCTGTTGGCAAAGGCGAAGTCACGTTGGGCATTCACACCGACGGCGGCTCACCAGGCTCGACAGACTTACCCGAAATTCAGTCGGGCGGCAACGTGTTCAACCGCAATAAATCAAAAGGCTTTATCTGATGTTGCGCGAGCAGGTCGAGGCGCGGCTACGTGCACTGGCTATTGATGGCCAGCCCGTATTCAAGACCATTGAATCGGCCACCAACCTCGATTCGGTAATTAAGGGCAACCGCATTGCAGCGGATACGGCCTTTATTGTGCCGATGGCTGATCGAGGTGCGCCGCAAGAGTTAACCACGATGCGCTTTCAACAGCATATACAAGCCACCGTGGGTGTTGTCATTGCGTGTCGCAATATCAACGACACTTTTGGCAAAGATGCGATAGAGCGTTTGGAGTATTTAAAGCAGCTCGTACGCAAACACTTACTAGGGTGGGAGCCAGATGGCATGGAAACCCTCCTATTTGACCAGGGCCGCATTGTGTCATTTAGCGCATCGGCCGCTTTTTGGCTAGAGCAATACCGTTGCCGATACACATTTAGAGGATAAGACCATGTCTCGCAAGACGAAAAAACGCTTATTACTCGCCGCGCTCGCTGGTGCAGCCGGCGTCTACGGCGAAGACCATATTATCGATAACGCAATCACCCCAGTGGCGATTCAAACCATGGGTTTGGAAATCACGCCGATTGAAGCCACTGAAGTGGACCGTGAGTTTGATAACGGCCGCCCTGGTAACAACAAGTTCTTGGTGGTTGGCCAGCACTGCAAACTGACATTCTCAGTCGAGCTCACAGGCGGCGGTGATGCTGTCACGCCGGCTAACTACGCCATGCTACTGCAAGCCTGTGGCTTCTCTGAAACCGTTGATTTAGCGGATGTGAGCTATGCCCGCATTGTTGATGACACGGTGAAAGATATTACTTTGCACGCTTACATTGACGGCGTTAACCATAAAGTGGTTGGTGCTCGCGGCACTTATAAGTACCTCGGCAAAGTGGGCGAAGTGGCAAAAATTGAATTTGAATTCACCGGCCTCTTTGGTGGTCTTGCGGGTGCAGCAATGCCAGCGGCGGACTTTTCTGGCTGGCAGCAACCGGCGGTCTTCGGTTCAAAGCACACAACATTCACGCTAGATGGTAGTGAACTGGAGCTATTCGACTTCGAGCTTGATGGTAAGAATGAGGTGATTTACACCGAAGGCACCCGGTCAGAAAAAGTACACATTACCGACTGGAAGCCAGACGGCAAAATCGTCTTTGAAGCACCCGCCCACGGCGATTTAGACCCCACATCGATATACATTGCGGGCGCAACCATGCCGATGTCATTGGTGCACGGCACTGCTGCCGGCAACATTGTGACCATCGCCACCACAGCGATTCAGCTCGGCAAGCCTACCTACGCCGACAAAGATGGCGTTTTAACGTTCGATTGCCCATTCCGGGTGATCGCTGATGAAACCATGGCGACGTCGTAAGTCGCCTTTACCAGGGAGTAAGAACATGGGTTTTGAAATTAAGGTCGTGGACGAAGTGAACTGGCCGGTAACGGCTGATATTCCTCAAGACGGCGGCAAGGTGGAAAAGCATAAGTTCTATGCGCGATTCCGCTTTATTGATCGTGATGAGTTCAACCGACTGTCTGCACTGGGAGAGGAAGCATTACTCCGTCATACGCTACTGGGCTGCGGCAACACCGCCAAAACAATAGAGATAGACGAAGCCAAGGTACGGAAGGTTTGCAACATTCCGTATTACGCCACAGCTATCTACCAAGCTTATTTGCGATTCTTGGTGGGCTCTGAGTCAAAAAACTAGAAACCGCCGCCCGTCAGCTCGCCAAGGGCTCTTCAAATTCTGATGAAGATGAAGAGCTCATCGAGCAGATGATTGCGGCGGGAGCGCCGAGCGACGTTGTTGAACTTCAGCGCCAGAAGCATCAATCCAGCACAACGATTGAGGTTCTTAAAAGCAACTATGCGGCGCTGATGTGGTTCTTTCAGGTGTACGACCTGTTGCGCTGGAACCAACATTACTGTCTCGGTTTGGACGTGGTAGCGGTAGAAGCAGACGCAAGGATGCGCGGCGTTGAAGTGAATAAAAACGATTATCAGCGCCTGCGCACGCTGGTTGATTATTACAGCCAAGCCATTAACGAGGACAAAGAGTGAGCAACGATTTAACGTTAATGATACGCCTCAAAGGTGAATCATCAGAGCTGGTTAACGCACTAAGCAAAGCAAGCGCGCAACAACGTGTGCTGAACGGCGAGATGCGTTCAACCGGCTCTAGCTCACAAGTTGCCACTCGGGGCCTTGACCAAGTCACCCAGCAAAGCGGTATGCTCGACCGCGCCGTTCGCAATGCCGGTTTATCACTGGCCACTTACTTCGGTGCCGCACAATTAAAAGGTTTAGCAGTTAACCTCACCTCTGCGGCCGGGCAGATGCAGGATGCTGATGTTCGCTTGCGAAACCTTACTGGCTCAGCAGAGGAGTTTGCCGAAGCACAGGCATTTGTAAGCGAAACAGCCGAGCGTCAAAGCCAAGACTTACTGGTACTAACAAAGTCGTACAGCCGACTACTTGCACTTCAGCGCGGCGGCATTTTAACCGGTCGTGAAACGCAGCAAATCATGGTTGGAATGAACGATGCTGCTGCAAACTTTGGGGCCACCACTGCTCAGCTCGATCAAGTAATGTACGGGTTATCTCAGGCCTTATCATCCCCTATTGTGCGCGCTGAAGAACTAAACCAGGTCGTTGAGGCGCTCCCCGGTATTCTCGCGGACTTAGATCGCGTGTCTGGGCTCAATAAGGGTGGCTTCCGCCTAGCCATCACCGAAGGCTTGATTACTTCGGATATGTTCAAAACCACTCTTATTGAGGCGCTTCGCCAGTATGAAGGGGTGGCTGAGTCAACTCACGATAACATCAATGCGAAACTGCGCCGCAACCGAAATGAGTACCTAAAGACCGCGCAATCAATGACGCAGCCAATTGATGATATTTTAACGCCGCTGCTCAACCTACAATCTGGTGCTATGGAGATGCTGGCCGATAACGCCAGTGAGTTAGCGGTCGCCCTTCAAGTCGGCATGGTTGCCGCCACCGGCGCTGCGACATCGGCTATTGGCCGTTATGTGCTGGCCAAGAACGCCAAGATACGCGCGGAGCAATTCGACTTAGCGGCCACAGCTACTGCTACCAAGGCTGACTTGGATTCGGCTCGTGCTGTCCATGCTCAAGCCCAAGCCGAGCATGCAGCTGCGCAAGCGTTTGCGCGAAGCACTGCGGCAACCCACATGCACACCCAAGCAACCAACCGTTTAACGGCCAGTAAAGCTGCGTTAAATGCCGCTAATACGCGTCTGGTAGCGACAGAGGCGGCGCATACAGCGGCTATGACCGCTGGAGCCGCCCGTGGCGGCATGTTGGCTACCGCTGGACGTGGCCTATTTGCGGCCTTTGGCGGCGTACCGGGCGTGCTTATTTCGGTGGGTATTGCCGTTGCCATGTGGGCTGCATCGAGTGAAAAAGCGAAAACTAAAACCGATGAGCTGGTTGATTCGATTCGCTCTGTAGGCGAAGCCAAGGCTATGACGCTGGCTGAATTGCAAGCGGACTTATCCAAAACCAATACGGCTCGTACTCAGTTGGCCGTAGACCTATACAACATGAAGCGTGAGCGCGCCGAAATTGAAAAGCAGGCTGCTGCGGCCGCTGGACAGCCTGGGCAAGATTTTGCGTTTAACAACTTGATGCGTCAGCTCGATGAGCTGAACGCGCGTATCGACGATACGCAGGCTAAAAAAGAAAAACTGGATCAGAACGCCACGGAAAAAGGTGCGGTACTTAACGATAAAACTGAAGAAAAGAAAAAGGCCACGATTGATACCGAGAAGATGCGCCTGCAAAACCTTAATAAAGAGGCACTGAAGCGCCTTGAAGGTTACAAGGCTGAGTTGGCGTTACTGGGCGATACGAGCGAAGCCTCAAAAATTCGTTGGGAGATTGAGAACGGCGCGCTCAAGGAAGCAGAGGATGGCACCAAGCGGCTATTGCTGGAAAAAGCTAAAGAGCTTGATAACCAAAAACAAATTCAACAGGTTCAAAGCACCGCCGAGAACTACCTTGAGAATTTGCGCGAACAAGCCAACGTACACGACATCACCACCGAGCTTGCGCGCGTTCGCTATGAAATTGAGCATGGCGAACTGCGTGGCATTAACGAGGAGATGGAGCGCCGCCTGTTAAATGAGGCGCGCTTAGCCGATGCTGCCGCTAAAAAAGAAGAAAAGAAAAAAGAAGATAAGCAGGTTGAGACGCAGTTCACCTCAATGATGACATCGGTCGAAAACGACCTGATGAGCCCTGAGCAACGCATTGCCAGTGAATACGAAAAGCGGCTCATGCTCATTGACCAATATGGTCAGTTAGAGATCGCGAAAACCGAAGAGATTGAACGCGCCAAACTAGCCGCAAAACAGCTGTTTGACAAGCAAACCGAAGAGCTTCAGCGAAAGCAACTTCAAACCCAGCTTTATGCCGGCCAACAGATTTTTGATGGTCTGGCCGGTTTAGCTAAAGCGGCAGGCGGTGAACAGTCATCGGCTTATAAGGCCATGTTCGCCGTCAGTAAAGGATTCGCGATTGCACAAGGCGTACTCAACCTGTCAACTGCAATTTCAAACGCCTTCGCCTTACCTTTCCCGAGCAATATCCCTGCTATGGGGATTGCTGCCACCGAGGGCGCTCGCTTATTAACCACCATTAAGGGCACCTCTTACCAAGGGCAAGCGCACGACGGTATTGGTCGTGTGCCGGCAGCAAATGAAGGCACATGGATGTTGCGCCGCGATGAGATGGTGTTAAACCCCCGCCAGCGCGACAACTTTGAGCGCCTAGTCAATCGTGTAGACAACATGAGTAACGGACGTGGTAATGGAGCCGCGACCATTGAATTTAAACCGCAGATTGTCATCGATGCGCGTGGTGCTTCAGATGGAGTCGAAGGTCGCTTGGAGGGGGTTGCTCAAGAAATGATGCAGCAAATGAAGCAAGAGCTGTATGACGACTTTGCTAACAATGGACCACTCTCGCAGCGCCTAAGAGGTAATGCCGCATGAACCTATTCCCCGACTTGGAGCCAAGCCGCAGCGGCTTCACATTGATACCGGCGACCAAGGTAATTGAATCACCTTACAATCTCGTTGAAGAGATTTGGGAAGAGCCCGGTGACAAGTGGCACATTACACTTAACTTTGCCTTTCTGACCAAAGCTGAAGGCCGGTTGTTGCGCTCACATTTAATAGCGCTGCGGGGCCAAAGCGGCATGACGTTTATTGAGGATGCAGCACACGAAAACGCCGGCAGTTGGAGCGGTGTGCCGGTTGTCGATGGTAATGGCCAGTACGGCATCAGTTTAAATGTACGCGGATTTGCGGCCAGTCAGCTCGTGGCTAAAGCCGGCGACCGTTTCCAGTTAGGTAATCGGTTGCACGAGCTGACGGAAGACGTCAACTCGAACGGCTCTGGTATGGCCACGCTGTATTTTCAGCCAGAAATTATTACACCCACATCGGACGCCGCACCGCTTGTGCATAACCGGCCCCGAGTGCGCGCGATGCTTAAGGATGCAAAAAGCATCCCGTCATTTTCGGCAACGAAGAGCGGTTTTAGAAACGTGCAACTGCAATTTGTGGAGGCGCTACGCTGATGCGATTTGATGATCCAACCATTGAGAGCCTTTTACTGAGCACTGACCCTAAGCGCCTTGTGGTGTTTGCCGAGCTTGAATTTCCGGGCGGCTGGGTGCGTGCGCATACCGGTGTCGGCGAGCGAACCTATCAAGGGCAAGTATATCTGGGTGTCGGTGAGCTCGCTCAAATCGGCGCGTTCAAAGAGTCCGCTGGCAACTCACCAAACGGCTTTGAGGTATCGATGGTGTTCGATGATATGACGCTGTTTGCGGACATCGTCAATGAAGACCCAACCGGACTTGTTGCACGTCTGCATTTGGTCGCACTTGATGAGAACCGTCGTGTTAAAGGTGGCGCGCTGTTGTTTGATGGGTACAACGGCGGCTTGTCGGTTAAAAAAGGTAAGCCGTTTACTGCATCACTGCGCTTGACGGACTGGTACGAGCGCTGGAGTCAACCTGTGCAAAATGCTCGCATTAGCGACGAGGCGCAGCAGCACATTCATCCCGGCGACCGCATCTATAACCAGATCGAGAAGCTTGCTAAGGGCATTGAAAGCGATGCCCCCGGAAGCTATGTCGGCGGTGGCGGTGCTGGTAGTGGTGGTGGTCGCCAAAATAGACGGAGGCAACAACATCTATGACGCGCAAAAACGACTGGCCAGCATTACTGGCCAACTACTTATTAAATACCCGTAAAAAGCCCTTTCAATGGGGTGAAAACGACTGCTGCTTGTTCGCGGCCAACGCCATTATCGCGATGGGTGGCGATGACGTCGCCAGTGACGTTCGTGGACGTTATAAAACAGCCACCGGTGCAGCCCGAGTACTCAAGCGTTTGGGTGTACGCGATATGGTTGAGTTACTGAGCCAGCGCCTCGGTGAGCCAGATGGCAAAATTTGTCGTGGCGCGATTGTCGTAGTCGATTGCAATGGCGACCAAGTTGTCGGGATTTATTACGACAAACCCTGGGCGCTTACGGAAACCGGACTGACCGCCCTGCCCACCAGCTCAATCATTCAATCATGGAGTCTTAACTAATGCCCCCAGCTATAGCAGCAGTCGCTGCCGGTATTGCAGCTGGTGTTGCTGCCAGCTCGGTTGTTGTCGGTATTGCCGTCGCTATCGGCACCGTTGCATTACAGAATTCACTTAAGCCTGAAATGCCTGGCGTTGAAGAGGCGGTTGGTGATGCGCAATCGCTAACTACACAGCCGCGCCAACCGCACCGAGGTGTTTACGGTGAATGCGTGGTGTCGGGTTCTATTATTGGTTACGGCAAGCGCCGCTGGAATGACGGCGAAGCGCACGTTGTCGCTGTGAGCGTAGCCGGCCACAAGATGACCGAAATCAAACTTTATGAAGTCAATGGAAAGCCCGCCCCAAACGGCACTCAAATTGAAGTGCATTTAGGCGACCAGACTACCGCGAGCCCAACCGCGCTACAGCACTGCGACGGCTGGAGCCAAAACCATATAGGCTTTGGCCGTGCCTATGCTGTTGTCACTATCCCGATAGACGCCGAAGAAATGCCGTCGGGCTTACAAAACATCACGTTTAAAGTGAAAGGTAAGCCCGTTTATGATCCGCGAAAAGACACAACGGTTGGCGGCGATGGACCACATCGGGCGAATGATGATGCAACGTGGGAATGGTCAGATAACAGCATCTTGTGTGCACTTGATTACAATCGCTTCCATGGCTACCGCCAACTGAGCTTAAATAAGTTTGATATTGGCCACTTGATGGACCAGGCCAATATCTGCGATGAGATGGTTGATTTTAATGCCAGCGATGACCTTATCAAGCAAGAAAAGCGCTATACGTGCAATGGCTCCTGGACTTTTGACCAAGCGCCCCCGCGTGTATTGGAGCGGCTGCTGAGCTCTTGTGGTGGCCGCGCCTATCGTCGAGGTGGACGTATTTATTTGCACACAGCCAGCTATCACGGTATGGCCGAAGTCACACTCTCCGATAGCGATGCTGCTGGCGAAATCATCATCACACCGCACCGCGAACTAAAAGAACGCACCAACCTTGTTCGTGCGGCGCTACAAGACCCACAAAAAGGTTATCAGCCAACCGATGCCCCTGTCGTCACCAACGCGCTCTATGTTGAACGTGACGGCATGGTGCTTGAGGATGAATTGCAGCTAAGCTTCACCAATTCTCGAACGATGGCGCAGCGCCTTATGAAGTACCATCTTGAGCGCAATCGCGCTGGCATGCGCATTCAGTTTCCATGCAAATCAAAAGGCTTGCTAGCTCTGGCTGGCAAGACGGTGCGCGTTGAATTACCCAATGAGGGTATTGATAAAGAGTTCATTGTCACCAACTGGAGCTTTGACCTTAAATCGAAAAAAGTGAACCTGGTGCTTGAAGAGGAGTCGCCGGCGTTATACTCAGATAGCCTGGTACCGTCAGAGGGCGACGTCACGCCCAACACGAACTTACCCGACTTGACACAGCCAGCGCCACCCGAGAGCGTTCAGTTCACACTTGATCCAATCGCCACGCATCGCATGGGATTTGTTACTTGGTCGCACCCAACCCCCCGCGCTGTGACCGAATACAAAGTGGTCGTCGTCAAAGATGGCGTGCGCGTGGTTGAGTATCCGGTGATTGCAAGCTCAGGTGTTCAGCTCAAGCAGGATATTAGCGGCTTGGATGCAGGACAATACAGCATTGAAATATATGCACGAAACCGCTACGACCGCACGTCAGCCCCAGCTAGCGTTTCATTGACATTAACTGTGCCTGCCCCGCCAACATCGCTAGGCATAACACCAGGAAACTGGGAGGCAACCGCTGTTCCTCAGTTGGCTGGCGTGGGGCTCGGCACCGTGTTTGAATTCGCCTTTGGTGAAGTGACTAACATTATTGGGCGCGGCGCGAGTATCAGCCAACCAGGACTCGTACCAAACACGAATTATCGCTTTTGGGGGCGCACTGTAAATACCATCGGCAAATCTGACTGGGTTTACGAAGACTTTACTACTACGGCAGAACCCGAGCAAATCGACCCGCTACTACCTGAGTCGCAAATCATTCAGGGCATCAATGACACAATCACCGGCATTGGCCAGCGCATTGATGAAGAAGCGGGTCGTATCAATGACACCGAAGAAAGCATTGAAGAGCTGGTGGCGTCAACGCGCAACATCAGTTACATGCTCGATACTGAGGGCGTGGACCGTGCCGCAAGCGATATGCAAGCCATGTTGGCCATTGCCAACCAGTCAGCCGCGCGCCTTGAAATGGAGCGCCGGCAGCGCAGTGGCGAACGCCTGATTGGCGCTGTGGTTGAGGTTGACTCAGAGACGGGCGAAATCACTAATCTCGCGTACAGCTACACCGATAGCGCGTTCACTCAAGCGGCATTGCGAATGGACGGCATTGACGGTTCAATCAATGCGGCCGTTGAGCGCATCTCATTGAATGAGGGCGCTGTTGAGAACTTATCGAGCGAACTGACGTTATTACCTGGTCTGATTGAAGCGCGTGCGACAGCTATTGTCGCAAGTTCAATCAGTGCACTACAGCCTGCGCATGCGTTTAACTTCTTCGACTCAACACAGCACTGGGAAGCAGTCACCGGCACCGTTGCGCCAGTGAATAACGCCATTGAACTAACTCACGGTGACATTGAGAATACGCGCCTTTTCTATGATGCCACCGAGAACCCAGTACTGCGCATTGAGGTTGAGCGTTTAGCGGGTACTGGCTGGAGCGGTACCGTCATTGTTTATTTCGATGGGGGCGGCTCGCAGTCTTACCCTGGCATCATTGATGCGGTCGAAGCCGGCGAGTTAGTTGTGCGCAACGTGGACTTCCGAGGTCTTGAAACCTATGCCGGCATGATTAACGGCATGCGCATCGAACTTGGCGCTTCGGCAGCGGATGAGTTCCGCGTGAAGTCGCTGACTATCGGCAAGCCTGATGCGGCTATGCAGCAGCTTGAACAGGTGGAGTACCGCGTCAATGATGCATTTATTGCCATTGATGGCCTCCAAGGACAAATCAACCTGCGCGTAACCTCAGAGCACTATAACAACAACACCGTAACCTTTGGTAACGTTGAGCAGACCCTTGATGCTATTGAGTCATACGCGCAAATCAAGGCGACTTACACGACACTCATGGAAGATGGCACCATTGCCAAAGCAAATGCGGCCGCTATCTTCATTGACGGCCAAACGGGCACCATCACGCAAATCGTGCAGACCATCAACAACCGTGTTGATGATGTTGAAGGGCAAGCGCAAGCGGCATCACAAACCGCAAATCAAGCAATGAGTGAAGTGGATGCCGCCAATGGCCGCATTCGTAATCAAGTTATTTCGACCACACAAAACGCTATCGCTGATGCAGAAAACGCCGTTGCAGCAGTGCTTGAGGCTTATCAGGGCTTCTTACAAGGTCGAGAGCTCGCCAACACTCGCATTAGCCTGGCATCCGCTCGTCGCGACCTGCAAGCGCAAAGTACTGAGCTATCAGCCTTTGCCAATGAAACCCTTGAATTGCTAGCAGTCACTGCGCAGGAAGCTGAAGCGTTAGAGGCGCGCGTAGACCAAGCGTTTAGCGCTATCAGTAATGCTGAAGCTGCGCTCACACAGGCGCGCATATCACTGCAATCGCAAATCTTAGGCGCTGGTACCGACGCCACACGTAAAGCAACAGCCAATGCGCTTGACCTGCTCAACGCCCGGATTGGCTATTGCGAATTAAACGGCTCACCAACTGGCCATGAAACCCGTGAAGCATGTGAAGATGCCGGCGGCACATGGATATCAGCACCACTGGCTGAAGCGTTACGCAACGTGCAGGTACAAACTGAAGACGGTAGCTATGCGCGCGTTTCACAGCTTGCCCAGGCGTTTGTGGATGATGATGGCCAACTCACGGCTATCGGCTCAATGCTGACCGACAACGCAGGTCGCATTAGCGGCATGCTCAACCGCAACACAGGCCTTGAAAGCTCACTCGACTTCATAGCCGGACAAACTCGTATTGGTGATGTGGACGGAGAGGGGAATTTCATCCCGTTATTTTGGCTCGATGCTGCCGCCGGCGTTCTGGCAATCAAAGCACGACTGATTCTCGGTGATGGACACCAGGTGAATACGCTTGATGACATTCGCGGGCAGGATGGCGAGCAAGGCCCTCAAGGGCCAGAAGGTCCGCAAGGCCCAGTTGGCCCTCAAGGTGTGCCAGGTGAGCCCGGTGCGGACGGTGAGGTCTACTATACGTGGATTCGCTATGCCGATGACGCAAGCGGTACCGGCATCAGCAACGACCCCACAGGCAAAACATACATGGGCTTGGCGCACAATAAAACGAGCGCAACAGAATCTAACGACCCAGCTGATTACACTTGGTCGCGATTCCGTGGCGAAGATGGCACCGATGGTGTTCAGGGTCCGCCTGGTGCTGACGGACAAACGACTTATACGTGGATTGCCTACTCAGACAACGCAAATGGCGACCCCATGTATCAGACACCGAATAGCAACACGAAGTATATCGGTATCGCTACAAACAAAACCACCGCAAGCGAGTCAAATGACCCAGCTGATTACACTTGGTCGCGATTCCGTGGCGAAGATGGTGAGCAAGGTCCAGCTGGTGCAGCAGGCTCAGATGGAGCCAACGGCGCAGGCTTCTACGGTGGTACGTGGCCAGATATTAACTGGTCACTTGGCTGGAATCGCTTCGTTGAAGTCGCTGGCCGTAACCCAATTGCCGGCGATATTCTCGTGCAGACTCGTTCGGATGGTACCGGTTCAAGCGCCCAAAAACGCAATACCGCAAACAACGGGTGGGAGCCAGTTGCACTGCAAATAAACGGCTCTATGGTTGCCACCGGAACCATTGCTGGCGATAAATTCATTGCCGGCACATCACTCAACGCTCCGGTCATCATGTCTGGCCAAATCCAAATGGTGGGTTCAACCCACATGAAAATTACGACGGCCACGCCATTTGGGCCGAATGACCTGATTGAGTGGTACGGACCTAAGAACACCTACACCTACAACAGCAGCACTGGCACGGTAAAATTTGACGGGCTCACCAAGGCCAACGCCATCACTTACCTAAGTTCAACCGGTCAAGCCTATTTCGGCGGCTCAATCACTGCCGGCACACTCAAGAACGCGGTGCAATCATCACAGCTCGGCAACACCGACGTTACTGTTGGTCCGTTTGGCTCTAACGGCGGCATCATTGAAATCAAATGCTCAGTGAGTGCGTCACGCTCTACCGGGTTGGTCTCTGGCTCGTGCCCAAGCCCAGCGCCACCAAACCCATCGGCAACGCTGAAGCTGTATCGCGTCACATCAGGCGGTGAAACCCTTGTAGCCACGCAGTCGGTGTCTGGCTTATACACTTGCATGCAAGAAGGGCCGGAGCATATCGAAAGCTGGAACTTGAGCGGCAGCTTTACGTACACCGACAACTTACAAACAACAAGTTCACGCACCTACCGTCTCGAGGTATCGGCAAATACCACGCCATTACTACCGAACGGCAATCAGCGCTTATCACTTATAACCGAAGAGGCATAAACCATGTACTGGACTGCAACATCCATTAACGTCACAGCCAACAATGCATTTGTTGACGTCACCACCGGCGATGACCTGTCGCTAATTCGCCCGCTTAGCCTGCTGTTCGTAGCCGGCTATTCACCCGTAGTGGTCAAACGCGCCACCGCCACGCAAATCGAGCTGATGGAGCCATGGCCAAACGTCACGGACAATGGCCGCCGCGCTATCATCGCTAAGACCACTGCTGAGTTTGATGCTGCCGTGGATGCACTCAATGCCGCCACAGACGTAACTAGTGCAGCCGGTGAGAGCATCGAAACGTTCTTGCAGGGCGTGAGCCAGTTCTCAAGCGAAGCCTTGGGCAGCGCTGACGCGGACGCATGGCGCACTAAACTAGGTCTTGGTAGCGCAGCCACCAAAACCGTCGGTGAAGCTGACGCGAACGTGGTTGATAACGCCCGCTTAAAAGCTGTTTTAGGCACTGATTCAACACTGATTAAAAAGGTAGCCAGTCTCAACGCGCTAAACTTCATCCCAGACACCCTGCGTAAGCAGGTCGAGCTTTCAACCCAAGGCAAGAATACGGTGCTTTACAACGCTAATGGCGACCCAAGCATCATGTTTCCGGTGTATAAGTTTCGCTACGAAGACCTCGGCTTTGCCGGCAATCCATTTGGCACCGGTGTAGCGACCGCGTTCTTGAAAGGCGGTGTTGAGAAATCGGAAATCTTCATTGGCTGCTTCCAAGGGCGCGTGCACAACGGCCAAGTCGTGTCATTACCAGGGCTCGACCCAACCACCAGTATTAACTTTGATAACTCAAAGTCGAACTGCCAAGCCAACGGTGCCGGCTGGCACTTAATGACGGAGCACGAGTGGGCAGCAATCACCCTTTGGTGCATGGCGAACGGGTACCAACCGCGCGGCAACACCAACTATGGACGTGCACACGATGCGACACATGAAGTCGGACGCCGCCAAGACGGTGGTATTGCAGGCGATACCTCTGGCACTGCCCGTATTTTAAACGGCTCTGGCCCCGACGCATGGCGACATGACGGTTCACCATTTGGTATTGCTGATTTGGTCGGCAACATCTTTGAATGGACTGACTTGCTCAAAACTGTGCGGGGCCAAGTCATTTGTGCACCTGACAATGACTTCGATCTCGGCGAAGCTAATTGGGTCGCCCAGCAGGCGTTTTTCGACTCACCAAGCACTGGCACAAGCGGCAATTTAGGCTCGCCAACACTGGCTGACGCGGTCACTAATTACGCAGATGCAGACCCAGATAGCGGCGCAGGGAACGCGTACAACCTAATCAACCCATGGTCAAGCATGGCGACCTCTGGCGCTTACGTAAGCAATGAGCTGATGAAGCGCCTTATGATTGAGCCAGCCGGAATCAATCCGCAAGGCTACATCTACGTGCGCAACTATGGCGAGCGTTTCCCGTATCGTGGCGGCTATTGGAACAATGGCAGCAATGCTGGCCTCGCCGCGCGCAGTCTGTACTACGTGCGCTCGAACACGCGCAGCTACGTCGGGTTTCGCCCCGCTTTTGTCGCTTGATGTCTTGGTCTTGAATCCTGTGGGCTGCGCGAGAGCGCAGCTTAACGAACAATGAGGTACAACGTGCAGCAACAACCCATATCGCAACAGCAAGTGGATAAGAACCATAGCGATTTAGTCATCATTCAGAAGGTCGAAGACATGATCGCCTATGGTTACCAGGCACTGTCGCATTTCCCGAAAGCGGAGCGTCACGTCACCAGCGCAGAGATGCGCCAATCCATGTGGCGACTATTGCGTTTAATGGTCATTGTAGCGAAGCGGTACCACAAGAAAACGACATTGCAGGACGTGGATGCAGAGGTTGAGCTGTTGCGCAGGCAAATACGCTTGGCGCATCAGCTTGGCTTCTTGCCACCGAAAAAGTACGAGGTGTGGAGCAGACACCTAAATGAGATTGGTCGCTTCGTTGGAAGCTGGCTGAAGAAAGTAAACGGGTTTAATAAGGGCTAAGTGCTACCTATAGCGTTTCCCGTATCGTGGCGGCAATTGGAACAATGGCAGCAATGCTGGCCTCGCCGCGCGCAATCTGAACAACGTGCGCTCGAACACGAACAGCAACATCGGGTTTCGCCCCGCTCTTGAGGAAAGTCAGAAGCGGTATGGTCAAGGCTATATCGACAGTACACCTTCAAAAGGGCGCTTGGTCCTCACCGATAAGGTGAAATATAAACAGTTGCCGGTAGGCTAGTAGGCGGGCTCTGACCGCTTTCCGGTAGCGAACTTAACAACAGGAATCGAAGTGAAGACGTACAAAAACTTATACCAAGAAATCTATCAGTTCGACCGACTCCATCAGGCCTACTTACGTGCGCGCATCGGCAAGCGTCAGCGCCGCGAAGTGCTGCGTTTTGAGCGTGACCTAGAGGGCAACCTGATACAACTACAGAACGAGCTCATGTGGGACATGTACCAAACTGGCCCTTACCGCATCTTCCATGTGCACGAGCCCAAAAAGCGCATGGTTGCCGCACTACCATTCCGTGACCGCGTACTGCAACACTCGCTTGTTAGCGTCATTGAGCCTATCTTTGAAAAGCGCTTCATTCACCACAGCTACGCATGCAGGCCCGGGCGCGGCATGCACATGGGTGCTGACCAAGCACAGCAGTGGTTACGTGAAGTAAAGCGTGAGCATGGCAAGGTCTACTGCCTAAAAGCTGATGTGGCCAAATACTTCGCAAGCATTGACCAGGGCATACTGGTCACATTGCTCGAAAAGAAAATCAAATGCCGGCGCACCATGAGCCTGTGCAAAGAAATCATGAGCACCTGGCACGAGGGTTTGCCCATCGGCAACTTAACCAGTCAGCTTTGGGCGAACGTCTATCTGCATGAACTCGATGTATTCGTTAAAGAGACGCTGCAAGTGCGCCGCTATATCCGCTATATGGACGACTTCGTTATCGTGCACCACGACAAGAAGTTCCTGCAAGGCCTGCGTGTTGTCATCGAGAGCTTCTTAGCGCAAAAGCTCAAGCTACGGCTGAACAACAAAACGCAGATATTCCCCGTGGGCACCAAGAACGGGCGCGCACTGGACTTCCTCGGCTACCGCATGTGGACCACACACCGACGCCTACGCCGTGAGTCAGTGAAGCGCATGGCCAAGCGCATGGAGCAGATGCGCAAGCAGTACGCACGCGGGGAAATCAACCACCCCGACATTCAGCGCCGCATTGCCAGTTGGCTAGGTCACGCGCAGCACGCTGAGTCATACACCATTCGCAGGCTTGTATTAGGCAAGGCCGTATTCAAGCGCGAACACTCTGAATTAACACCGTGA